GGAGCTAATCTTGGTGAGTTAGCAGATTTAATGTACTTTGTTAACAAGCTTTATAAAGCTTTAAAGGTACCAACAAATAGATTAAGTCCAGATGCAACGTTTAGTGATGGTGATCAGATATTGAGAGAAGAGCTTAAATTTGCTAAGTTTATTATACGTTTACAACAACATTTTGCACAGGGTATAAAAAATGGCTTCCTAACACATCTTAAATTAAAAGATATGTTTACGAAGTATGATCTCAAAGCACAGAATATACACTTAGAGTTTAATGTACCAACTAATTTCTATGAAATGAGGGAAAGCCAAAAGTTAGAGCTTAAAGCTGCTAACTTTAATGCATTAGCAGCTAATGAATATATTTCAAATACATATAGTCAAAAGAAATATCTTGGTTGGTCTGACACAGAAATTAAAGCTAATAGAGAGTTCTTACGTAAGGATAAAGAGTTAGAATGGGAATTAATTGGAGAGATGATTTAGAGCAAGCAGCTGCACCAGGAGGTGAAGTAGCAGGTGGTGATGTAGCTGGCGGTGGTATGCCTCCAGAATTTGGTGGTGGCGCAGCTGATGTTGGTGTTGATGCAGCTGGTGAAGAACCAATCGAAGAACCAATCGAAGAACCTGTTGCTTAATTAGCTAATTAATCTTTCCAGACTAATACTAAACTACCGTGATCTAGGATAGTAATCAACTCTCCTGATGTTGGGTTCATAGTTGTATTTAAAAAGTCTTCAAAATACTCAGTGGACATTGCTCCGGACACTGAAGGTACGACTGTTGCGTTGTAATTAGGTGCTGACATATTATTATTTATTTAATTAATTGAATTTAACAAAGATATATTAAATATTGTTGATGGCTAATTGCGAAATATCTCCAATATCAGGGTTCCAAAGTACCAATCTTAATAATAGAATTGACAGTTTTAGTAGATTAGGTGATAGGGTATTACGTACTCTCGGTCACCCATTTATTAATGTTGAAGTTCATAGGGATCAGCTTTATGAAAATATAAGTATCGCATGCGAATATTTTACAAAATTTGCTGGGTATACAAAAGAGTATCTTATATTTGATAGTGCAATGTATAAGAAAAATTATGGTATAAAATTAGATGAATTATTTACTCTGCAGAATAGTGACACATTTAAAGAGCAAAAAGATTTAAGAACTAGAAATCCAGATTTTACAAAACAGGTAGAAGATAATACAGTTTACATTTCTACTAGTGGTGCTCCTGGTTCATTATTTACAGGTATATCTTCTTTATCTTCAGCTTTATTAAGTGGTATAGATGCATATGATATTTTTACACCTGATTTTTATACTAATATTATCACCGAAGTACCAACAATTAGCTCAATTTTTAAAACGAAAGTTCAAGATAAATTTACAGTTGAAGGTTCTGATAACGGTAATAATGGTCAATTTATCAATAGTTTCGACTACGATGTAATGGATTATAGAAAAGTTGTAGCTATGACAGACTTTGAAGAAGGTTCATCCACTGGTATCAATACTTTGTTTACTATTGAACAGACGATGGCTCAGCAAACTTATTTTAGTTATGCAATGGGTAATTACGGCTTTGATTTAGTTAGTTGGTATGCTATGAAAGATTGGATGGAAACGAGAGAAAAATTATTAGCTACCAGACGATCATATACATTTGATGAAAGAACTCAAATTATGAGAATGTACCCCCAACCTAATGCTGGTAATAGTGATATAAGATTTTACGGTGTCATTGCATGTTACGTAGAAAGACCTATTAGAGATATTATTAAAGAATTATGGGTATATCAATATACATTAGCTCTTACAAAGATGGTAGTTGCTAATATAAGAGGTAAATATGGTAGTGTATCTCTTTTCGGTGGTGGTAGCGTTAATGCTACAGATTTGATGACTCAAGGATTAGCTGAAAAGCAAGCATTAGAAGAGCAACTACTTACAGGAGCTGCACCAGGTCAAGGAGATGCGGACCCTGCTATGTTCTTTGTTGGTTAATCAGTAGCTTGAAATATTTCAATTAGCTTTTGAATTATACCACTTGCATCATTCACATTTAAAACTTCTTTAACTGTAGTTATTTGGACATCTGTTTCAGGTTCTGATTCATAATCGCCATATACATCCTCTTCATCAGTTACTGACAGATTAACTACATTAGTATTATTATCTATAACAGGTGTATCATATGATACTTGATTGATACAACCTGCATCTGTTAATATATTTTCTAAAAGTTGTTTTGTATGTTTTTGTTCTTTACTTCTACCAACAAAATCAATTATCTCACTTTGAGTAAATAATCCTTTTAAACTTGTTATCGGGTTATCATAAGATGCATAACATAGATGAGCTAGATATTTAACTGTTACATCTGCAGTATCTTTAATGAGATAATATGCACCTTTTTTGTTTATAGTAACACCGGTATCGGGGTTTTCATACGCCACTTTAGCTGGTCTCATTAGATTTTTTTGTCTAATGCTTGAATTAGTTATTATCTTTTCTTCAAATATCATAATTATATTTATAGTATGAAAAAGGATAAAAGGTATAGGCAAGGTATATTCAAACCTAATAACAATAAAAAATACATAGGTAAAGGAGATCCTGTATATAGGTCAAGTTGGGAATTAAAGTTTTTTAGATGGGCAGATTTAAATGAAAATGTATTAGCTTGGGGTAGTGAAAATATTGTAATACCGTATTTAAGTCCTATAGATAATAAGGTGCACCGTTATTTTGTCGATAATTTTATAGTTTTCTTAGATAATAAAAATAATAAAAAGAAATTTTTAATAGAAATAAAGCCAAGTAAACAAGTTGAAAAACCATGCAGCACTAAAGGTAAAAGAAGGACGACTATATTATATGAACAAAAGACTTGGGTTGTTAATCAAGCTAAATGGGTAGCAGCTAAAAAATGGGCAGATAAGAAAGGTTATGAATTTTTAATTTTAACTGAAAAAGAGCTAGGTATAAAATAAAAAATAGTAGTAAATAGTTCCTACTAGTATAAATAATATTACATGAGTTTAAATCTTATAGTTGAATCACCTGCTCCAAAAGAAGAGTTTGAATATATCGTCGAAGAAGGTAATTCAAAAGGCTCTCAAAATTTCTTTATTAAAGGCCCATATATGATGGCAGAAGATGTTAATAGGAATAAAAGAATTTATTCTCTTAACGAAATGCAAACAGAAATTAAACGGTATGAAGATACAATGGTAAGTACCGGTAGAGCAATGGGTGAGTTAAATCATCCAACCACAGCTGATGTCGATCTAGAAAGAGCATGCCACCTAGTTACGGAAATGACACAAGATGGTAATGTATTTTACGGTAAGAGTAAAGTTCTTTCAACACCGACTGGTTTGATTGTCAGGTCACTTATTAATGATGGTGTCAGAGTTGGTATGAGCTCTAGAGCTTTAGGCCAGTTAATTCCAGAATCAGGTCAAGATGGTGTTAGCCGTGTTCAAGACTTTAAATTAGTAGCTATTGATTGTGTAGCTGATCCATCGTTTCCGAAAGCTTTTGTAAATGGCATTTTAGAGAGCAAGCAATACGTTGTTAATGCATATGGTCAGTTCGAAGAAGCTTATGATACTTTTGAGAAAAACATATCAACAATGCCTTTAAAAAATAAAGATGCATTTCTTAAAGAAAACATTATTAAATTCCTAAAAACGTTATAAATAATTAATATGTTAGATGTAAAGACAGATATTAGGAAATTTATCGGTAATGTAATGAACAAGGATTACCAGAATGCAAGTAATAATTTATCTGAGGTAATTGATCAGAAAATTAAGCAGCAAATCATAAATAATAATATAAATATTTTTAACCATGAGTAATATTAAAACAATTCTAAAAGAAGCAACCGGCGGAGCACTTAACGATGAAGTGTTATCTGAAATTGAAAACGTCTTTGAACAAAAAGTCAATGATAAGGTTGAGCTTCATGTTGAACAAGCATTAAATGATCAAGATGAATTATATTCTGAAAAGCTTGAAGAATTGATTGTTCATATCGATAATGATCATAGTGCTAAATTGAAGACAGTAGTTGAAGCGGTAGATGCTGATAGAGCTAATAAGCTTAAAGCAGTTATTCGTAAGTATGAAACAACATTAACAGAAGATGCTAATGACTTTAAGGAAAGCTTAGTAGAAAGCATTTCTGATTACATCGACGTTTATATCGATGAAAAAATCCCAGCTGCTAGCATTCAAGAAGCAGTTAAAAATACCAAAGCTAAGAAGGTATTAGAAAATTTAAGATCACACCTTGCAGTTGATAGCGCTCTTGAAAAGGAAAGCGTTAAAGATGCAGTGTTAGATGGTCATAATCAAATCAATGAAGCTTCTTTGAAGCTTGAGTCTGTTCTTAAAGAGAACGCCGCAGTAAAGAAAGAATTAGATGCAGTTAAATCTGAGTTTATTCTAGAAAGTAAAGCAGCGCAACTCGATGAAAGAGCTAAAAAGTATGTCAAGAAGGTATTATCCGGTAAGGGTGCAGAGTTTATCTCTGAGAACTTCGACTATACTGTTAAGCTTTTCAAGAAAAAGGAAGAGAGCAGGCTCGAGACTCTAAAAGAAGAGGCTTATAGTACAACGGAGAAAGTAGATCGTGTTATACATGAAAGTGCACCGGTTCAAAGTGCATCTAATGACTCACCTTATCTTCAAGAACTTTCAAAGTACTAAGAATTTCCTATATTGTTTAGGCATTCCTGAGTTTCCTGGTTTACGTAAAAACCTTGGGGTCGATATAAAGGAAAAAATCTATTATGAATACAAATACAATTAGACCTTCACAGGCATATATTGATGAATCAAGAGCTTCGTCTCTCCTAGAAAAGTGGGCTCCAGTTCTGGACTACACTTCTAAGAGTGTTGCAGCAATTGAAGATAGTCACACTCGTTTGAATACAGCAATGCTATTGGAAAACCAAGAAGCATGGTGCATTCAAGAGGGTAACACAGCTGGTAACGGCGGTGCTTTCGGTGACGGTGCTTCTATCGGAGTTGGCGGTAACGCTTCCGGTACACCTGGTACTGACAGCTACGCTAC